AATTACCAACATCAATATAAAATATTCTTCTTTCTGGAGCACGAGACATACGATAGATGACTAGCGAATCTTCAATCATTCTTAACTGATTGAGTGCTTTAATTCCTTTATGTAAGTAAGATAAAACAGTATTTCTATTTCTATCAACTAATCCTGATGTTACAAAAGTAACTGAGTCTCTAGCAATTTTGATAGATGCTTTTGAAGCACCAAAATTACCAGGTCCACGATTGGCACCTGAGTTTGGAGTATATACAAAATGCTCTTCTATTTCTGGATAATCCATAGGTGCTCGAACACCTACTGGTACACTACCCTTAAATCCTGCTGCGTCTGATTCTTTCTTCTTCTCTTTTCTAATATGCTTTATTTTTAAAGGATCAATATATCTTAAATCTTGAATACCTTTATCTGGATGATCAACATCAATTACTTTTAGATAGAACAATCTACCATCAACATACCAGTTTTTAAATATTTCGTGTGCTTTCTTATCAAAATCAAGAATTTCTTTTATTGTTTTAAATTCTTCTCTTATTGCTTTCTTTAACTTATCGCTTGCATTTAAGTTTGATAATTCAACTTCTATAGGAGAATCATAAAGATCACTAACAATTGCTTCATTGATAATATCTTCGATTGCTTTATCAGCTTCTGGATGTAACGACATCTCACGATATCGTCTGATTAGATCGTATTCAGTCTTATAGACACCTTCGATGTCTACGTACTGTCCATAAAATCCTGATTGTAGATAGAAATCAGCCCCGTCCTCATTATTCTGAGGGACGGGGGATACTATACCTTTCGGTTTCTTTTCATTATCTTCAATCGAAAAACCAAAGAGTTTCGCCATTATTAAATTCTCTTAAAAAATATTCCTATGTTTATTTAGTTGATGTTTTCACCACCTGCTGCGGAACCAACACCCTTGGCAGCTTCCCACCAGTGAACTTGGAACTCTGCAGTAAACTCTTGAATACCTTCCGTATCATATGATAGGTTGATAGGAGCAACTTGAGTTGGGAAAATATCGTAAAAACGATAAGATCTTAGTGTTTCTCCAGAACGATCTAGTTGGAAAACAGTCGCGTCTGCTTGATAAGATGCAGGATCTGTTGAACCTGTATTATCAGAGACTCTGTTTATTGCGTTCATCCATGATTCCATGGCAGAACGAATAGCAAAATCTGTATCGTTAATAACTGTAATTGTCCAACTATCAAAAGTTCTATCTCCTGCTACGTGGAGAATCCTACCTCTGAATGGGACTGTTATGTCAGCTATGTTTGAAGCAGGTAAATTTGCTGCTTTAACTAAGAATCTTGCTTTGTCAAGAACTTCTGAACTTGCTGGAGCAATACTAGGGAAGTTGAGTACAACTTCAAATAGATTACTTCTTGCACCGCCACCGATTAACTTACTTTTAAAGTCAGTAATCTTTCTTAATGGAGGTGGATTGATTTGTTGTCTGGTGGGCATTTTTTAAACCTCTAATTAAACGTTACCGATTACTTCTTCAAATGAAACACCTGTTCTAGTTGCAACAAATGTTAGACCAATGAAGTTAATTGATCTTGCTGGTTTGATAAAGATGTCAGCGACGAATTCGTTTGAATCAATAACTGCTGCAGTATTGTTTGTCTGATCGCAAACAACAACATAGTCTGTAATTCCACGCTTTGCTTGAACATCGCGTAAGAATGGTTCAACTATATTTACAAAGTTAGTTCTTGTAATTTCATCGTTAAACTCAAATAATTGATCTTTGGCAGCAGCTGAGATTGCATCTTCTAAGAAGAGGAATAAACGACGAACGTTAATTCTGTCGAATGCTGATGCTCTGGCAAGACCAGTCTTGTCACCGAATAGGATAATTCCGTCTCCTGGTGAGAAGATTACGGGGTTAACTCTGTTACTATACAGAACATCCCTTTGAGATTTTGTAGGATTATACGCTAGTTTGATAGCATTGAGGATTGAACCTCTTGCTGTTCCCGCAGGTGAGAACCAGGGGAAGTTATTAATATCGTTTCTAGCACAGATACCTGCGATGTCTCCATTTAGAGGTACATATCTAAATGTATTTGCAAACCTATCATACATGTATTTGTATCCACTGTCAAATACAGCGTAACTTGATGAAGGTAATGGTGCAAAGAATGATACTACATTGTCTGTAATTGTATTAGCAGAGTTTATAGTATTAGTTGTATTATCAGCTGATTCTGATAAAAAAGCACCTCTATATGGTGATATGAACGCAATTGCGTCTTTTCTAAGTTCAGCAACTGAAATAAGTTTAGATGCTAAACCTTGTGCTGCTTCTTTTCCATAACTTGCAGATCCTTGAATTAGGAAGTCAACGTCATATTCTTCGGTGTTACCAAGAATATCATAACCTCCATTGATATCTGCTTTAGTTGAATCTAAAGCACCTGCGGTTCCAATACCAGATGAATAATCGTAGTTGAAACCTTTTGAAAGAGTGAATGTCTGATTTCCAGCTGCTGAGAAGATTATATCTTCTGCAGGTTGATCCCAAGCATCATCTCCTTGTAATGTAAATCCAGAACTGTATCCAGTAGTTGTTATACCCGCAGGTGCACTACCACCAAAGATAAATTCTGAGTTGTTATAAAGATATTTTCTCCAGTAAGAAGGACTTCCTGCTGAGAATACTGCGTCATCTGCCTTAGAAAGACTTAGATGCTTCTCAAGAACAGTACCAACAGTTCCTGTTACAGATCCGTTTCCATCAAAAACAATAACATGGACTTCATCATTCTTAGACTTTCTAGATTCAGCGAATGAAGAAGTTCCTGGTCTTCCTGCTAAAGCATTCCACTTATAAGTTATTGTTGAAATACCTGTTGAACTGATGTTAACTGTTTGAGTATCGAACCAGTCTACTGCAGTGTCATAATTTTTAGTTGCGTAAGCACTAGAATATCCATTTGTATGAACTCCTACTGTTCCACTACTATCAAACTGCCATGTTCCCCCTGCAGTGTAGTCTACTTCAACTTCATCTCCGTTTGGATCAATGTAAGAATTAACCTTAACTTTGACTGAACTATTTCCTGCACCAACTTCAGTAACTATACCTTTAAGGTAATATCCAGTTAACTGTGTTGTTGTTCCTGCACCAATTAATACTTTAGTATCAAGTCCTTGTGTTACACCATATCCAACTACAACATCAGCGAACTCTCCGCTTAATGTTTGGTCAGCAAGTGAATCAATTATTGCTACTTGAATACCATTCGCCCAAGAACCTGGATTTCTAGCGGCTACCACTACATTTCCAATTGTGTTCTCGTCGTATGTTTTTGTTACGTAATCTTCAGTACTGTTAATAGTAATACTACTTGCAGTTCCTGCTAGTGCGTTTGTTAAATTATCTCCCGATGCCCTTACTACTCGCAAACCGCCACCATACGCTAAGTATGATGATGCGGTAAGCCAGTGCTCATAGTGCTTATCGATAGCAGCAGGTTCCCCAAAAATATCTACTAGTTGCTGTTCTGTGCTCACCAATGTTGGTAAGTTAACAGGACCTTTTGGGAAAGGTGCTACAATTGCTCCAATTTTATCCGTTGTTGGATCAATTCGACCACTAGTAAGATCAACTTCTCTTACTAGTATCCCTGGAGATGCTAAATTTAGTGGCATCTTGTGTTCTCCGAATCCAGAATTATACTGAAATTATTTATTGAAAAGTATATTTACAACGGGGAAACCCTGCGTGAACTACCAATCTGGATACTCCCATTTGTTACTAATCTTCTTTTTCGACCTTTTAACTCTTATTTTTGTGCAATCCTTACATTCATAAGAATATGAAGATAAAGTAGTTCTATTCTTACGTGTTAGATAAAATTCTTGTACAAGATCTTTCGTTTCTCCACATACACGACATTTTCTTTCAGTGAATAGTAAATGATCTAAACTAATTTCACTATCAAAGTCCATTATAAAACCTGAATTACTCCTACCACTTCAGGAAATGTTTGAACTAAGTGTTTCTCAATACCCATTTTTAATGTTTGTGCACTCATTGCACAGGTTTCGCATGCACCAGATAATCTTACTTTTACTATAGCTGCCTCTTCATTCTTCTTGACACCATAATAATCCCTAATTGCTTCTTCCAAATTATCTTCAATTTCCACAAACTCCAAATATCCACCATCTGCTTCCACATATGGTCTCAATTCATCTAATGCTTCATTTACTTCTGTTGGACTTGGAATCATAAATCTTTTCCTCTCTTCTTATATATTCTAACCTAATTCCTTTATGTTGCAACAAAATCCTCTTTGCTTCCGTCATCTTTCGATGATAAAAAACAATAGGTTGCTCGTGTAATCCTGAGTCACCACTCATAAATCCTCCGTTGTAAAGTACTTTTATATGTTCTTCTTTCTTTCAGTTTATCATATAACTTTAATATTTACAAATTTTATATTCTCTTTATACTTTATTTTGTTACATATCTAAGTTCTGAAAAGCATTATCTGGTAATTTAACCATCTTTCAAAATTTACCATTCTAATCCAAATCCAATCCCAAACCATCGTATAATATTGATTTATGTATAATCCAAATAAATCAATCTGCTTGAATATTGGTGTAACTCTATAATCAAATTCTGCTTGAGGTCCAGTATCATATTTTATTTCTTCATCACAAAACTGTTTACTAACTGCACCTTCTTTTACTAACTTTGCACACAATTCTCTTTTATCAAAAATTTCATACTGTCTTTCTCTCCATCCAGTATAAACACCAGAAACATTACTGTATACAATTAAAGGTACTGCAAATGCAACAGTAAAATTAACATATGCTTTTTTTAATTTCTTAAACATTACATATAATCCCACATAAATGAGTTATCTCCATACTCATCTGTGTTCCATTCTTTAGTTTGCATCGGATTTTCTTTAGTCCACACATCTCCACCTTCTACAATAGGAGACATATCATCTAACCCATCATTAATAAATCCAAAAGGTGCCATGTCCTGTTCTATCTGGTCTCTCTGATCTTCATATATCCTCTTTCTTACATCATTATCAGTCATTTCCTTGAAATAATCTTGGGCAACTAACCAAGAAAATATAACCATACACATTGCTAGATCATCATTACAACCCTCCTCTGCCATAAATGAGTTGTTTCTTTGAATAAAAGTAGTTAATTCTGATATGATTTCGTAATCAGATACTAGTAGTTTATCATCCTCAATCAGTGTTTTCAGGTTTGAGCACCCTAATTTTTTAACTGCCTGAGACATTCTTACACCAAGTTGGGATTTTTTGCCAGAAAAACCTGCTCCAACTACTTGTCCATTTCTTCCTCTCATAGAACACATAAGAAGATTGTCATATTCTAAATCAAAATGAAGAATACTTGCTACTTGATCTCCAATATCATTAACTTCTACCAATAAGAAGGCACCATTGTATGCTTTGCCCACTTCATTTATGATATTAGGGTATAACATTGGTTTAATTTCATTATTTCTATACTTACCTACTATCTTATAGGGGAATTTAGTTATATCATAAATGATAAATGCCGAGTAATCGTTACCAATTCCACGGGCAACATCTATAGTCATGAGATAATTAGATTCTTCTTTTGGGTGTTCATATATGTCTAAACCATTATGTCTCTTTATAGGTTCATGATAAACAAGACTTTTTAACTTATCAGGTCTTATAAGAGTACCTACTGATCCTAGAAATTCGCATTCAAATTCAATTTTGAATTGTTGTTCAGAAGTATTTGCTATTGTTTGCTCTTTCCACGCATCATCTCTACCTGGTACTTCAGACCAATGAACTTCTGTTGGGATATAATCACTTTTACCTTTTTCTGCATCATGCCACATACGATAAAAATGATTCATACCTTTAGGGGTAGAAACAATAATTACTTTAGTGCTTTGTCCAGATGTAATAGTAGGATATACAGACGCAAAGAAATCATCCGCAATATGATTTGGTATGAATGCAAATTCGTCTAAGAATATAACGTTATAAGATCCACCACGAACAGCAGATGATGATGTAGAGTTTGCTGATATTTTTGATCCATTCTCTAATTCTAAGGAACCTTTATTCCATGCAATAATACCTTGTTGCATCCAAGTTGGTAAATTTTCATATGCTAATTGAAGTCTACCTAATAAATCTCTGGCAGTAGA